TTACGGCTTCACGCTGAGCTTTTCCAGCAGCGCATTGCCCAAGGCCTGGATGGATTCGCTCTCGGACGTGCGCCACACCGATGCCACTTCGGCCACCGGGTTCGGGCCGAACTTCACGACCTCAAAGGCCAATGTGCAGGCCTTATGCTCGTCGTCTTCGGTCAGGGCGATCTGGGTCAGCTCGGAGATGTAGGGGAGCAACTTCGAGCCGCCCCACACCTGCAGTTCACCTAAGTGGCGCCAGAGCCCGCCATTCAATTCCATCATGTCGCGACGCCCTTTAAGCTCACCCTCCCGCATCGCTGCCGCCATCTCGACCTTGTAGCGGTCAGCCTCCGTATATAGCAGCGCCACCGTCATGAATTGACCGCCGTCAATGACCGGCGAATTAACCACCTCGCCTTTGTAGACCCCAAGCGTCTCGCATACCGACTGGTCGAGATCCAAAATCGACGGCTCGTCCGCCATCGGATGACTCATGCGGGCGATGGTTTCGATGAGGCTGCGTACCCATTCAGGATTAAGGTTGCTGCGATCCGTGTGGATCATGCCCCGCGCGCGAAAGCGCGCGCGATAGTTCCGCTGGCCGGGTTCGTAGATGAGATGGACATGCGAGGCATGGATAGCCACTGCTGCCGCGAGGATCCGATGGGCGGACTCCACAAGGCTCTCAGGATCGAGAGATCCCCCAAATAGATCTGCCGCGCCATCGTTTCGGGCTGCCAACACCTGCCAGCTACGCACCCCCTCTTCGGCGGCTATCGCTTCCAGGCACTGTGTGTGCGAGAGCTTGATTTGGTATTTGTCGGCAAGATAGGCCGCGAGATGGCGCGCGCGCGCTTTGTACGCGATGCTCATGAATACACTCCAGGTTGTGTAGCCTGTCGAGGACTCGCGTTGTCGCAGCTACATGGCCGGGAAGATTCATGGCGAACATTGCTGGATCGGTGTACATCGCTGACTTTGCCGTACCTTGCGGCGCGAGTGGCCAGGCGTCAGTAGCCCGTGACCCGACTATAGGCCGCGAGGGCTATCACGATCAACCGGTCACGCTCGTTGGTCGATCGTCGCTCGAGCGAGGAGTCGCCCCCCTAGTTGAAGCAACTGACCATGGGGGCGCACTACGTGCCTCAAAGCCAGGTGGGACGCATCGTTCTCTTCTGGGGCAACTGCAACCCACTGGCGACAGCTATTCAAGGTGCGTCGGAGTCAGCCGGTGGCGGCCGTGCCGTTGGCAGCCAGGCCGGCGGCCTTGTAGTCGTCGAACGTCACCACCTCCTGGCCGAGCCACTCGTTGAGCTGCTGGAAGCGCGTCTGCAGCGGCAGCAGCTCGTTGATCGCGAACACCTGCGCCGCCGGGATCACCGACCCGAACCCGGTCGTGCCCGTCGGCACCAGGCCGAGCAGCTGCGGCGGCACGCGGTGCGCGGCGAGGATGTCGTCGCGCGTGACGTTCTTGATGTTGAAGAACTCATCCTTGGCCGCGACCTCGCTGATCGGAATCATCTGAATGCCGTCTTTCTTGCCGCCCGGCGCGTAGAGAAACAGGTTGCGGAAATTGCCCGGACCCTTGCTGTCCTTCAGTGCTTTCTTCAGATCCTCGACCTGCGTCTCGTCGGTCAGCGCATCGGTGAGGTGCAGGATGTAGCCGGCGTGCGAACCGTTGAGGTAATACTTGCGACGAAACAGCGTGCCAGCCTCGTTGAGCCACGCGCTCTGCAGTGCCGACAGGTACTCCGGCAGTCCGTAGATCTCCTGGTGCACATCCGGCTGCCGCAACTGGAACACCGAGCCCTTCGCGAATTCGTGGTCGGTCTTCCACCCCTGCACGAAATAGAACGTGTCGAGATCATCGCAGCCACGGCGCATGTATTTCGCCATCGCATGCTTCAACGGCATCGGCTGGCCCAGCCGGTTCTTCGGCGCTTCGAGGTAGCCATTGCCGAACACCAGAAAATCGAGCGCCCACGCACCGAACGTCTCGCGGCTCAACAGCTTGTGCGGCCGGAACGTCGACGTGAGGATGTTGCACTTCACGTAGATCGCCGAGCTGTGGTGCGGTGTCGAGCGGAACGACTTGGCCAGCCCATCCAGCGACACCGGCGGCTCGTACCACTTGCCGTTGCGCCAGGCTTGGATGTAGTCGAGCATCTCGCGGCCGTCGAGCACCGGCGATGGGTCGCCGAAACTGAAAGCGTGCGCTTGTGGCGTCGCGCCGGCCGGGGTCATGGCAGTGCTTGTCGATTCGGGCATCAGTAGAGCTCCATCTGGCTGGTGTTCGCCGCGGTGCGGCCTTCCAGCGGTTCGTTGATAAGTGCGTGCATGCAGGCCCACGCGAGATCCGCGTGGCCAATTTCTGCGGAGCGGCCCGCGCTGTACTTCACGTGCCGGCCGGAGTCGGTCATCGTTCGTTTGAGCGCCATGAACGACTGCGCCAGATCCACCCAGCCGGCGTCGAATTCCAGCCGGCCCTTGTCGATCACGTTCTGCGCTTTCATCACCATCAGCGACTTCACGTCGGGCGAGTACGTGATCTTGCGCACCAGTGGGAAGAACTGGATCACCAGCTGGTACACCGCCTGGCCCAGTCCGCTCACGTCGATGCCGATGTGCTGCACGTGGTAGCGATGGGTGATCTTGCGGATGAACTCGGCTTGCGCCTCGAAATCCATGCCCTTGAGCCGGTGCCGTTCCAACGCGCGGAACTTGCCGCCCGGCTTGTCCGGCGGTGCCAGCACCACCAGCCCGGCACCGTCGCCGCCCTGACCCAGCGCCGGGTCGTAGCCCACCCACACTGGCTTCATGCCGAACGGCCGCAACAGCAGCGGCTTCAAGTCCGTCCAGTCGACCCAGCTGTCGACCATGCAACCTTGCATCATCGCCAGCGTGAACAGGCTGTCGCCGTCGTCCATGAACTGGCACATCAGCAGGTTCGCGAACTCGTCCGGCGGGTACTCCGTGCGCAGTTCTTCCAGGTCGAACAGATCGCAGCCGCCACGCTCGGCGTCCTCGATCGTCACCATGTGGCGCCATACCTTGTCGGCGCAACGCAGGCCTTCGGCTATTGCCGCGCGGTCGGTGATGATCTCGACCCGGTCTTCCTTCTTGCGCCGCCGGTTGTAGCGGTCACCGGTCCAGTATGGATAGGCCGCATGGCTTGTTGCGCTCGGCGTACTGAAGTACGTCTTGCGCCACTGCTTGTGCATCGCCATGCCGCTGGCGACCTTGTTGATCTCCTCGAAATTCTGCGACCAGAAAAACTCGTCGTAGTAGAAATTGCCGTGATAGCCCTGCGCGGTACGTGCGTTCTGACCGAGAAAATACAGGTGCGCGCCGTTCCAAAGAACGATCGGATCACCCTTCAGGTCGATGCCCAACGATTCCTGCGCAAACTGGCGGATGTACTGCTTGAAGATGTGCGCCTGGGCTTTCGACGCGCTCAAGAAAATCTGATTGCGGCCGGTGGTGATGGCATCAATCAACGCTTCTCGTGCGAAGTACCAAGTCGCGCCGATCTGGCGCGACTTGAGGATCATGCGGGTGCGTTCGTCAGCCGACGTACGCCAGCGGTGCTGATAGTCGAACAGCGACGCGTGGAATGAACGGACCAGCTCGGCGATCTGTTCCTCGGTGAACTCGTTGCGCTTCGGTGCGCGCTTCGGCCCCGCGTTTCGCTTGTCGATGTTCGGGTTTAGGTCGGCCTCGTTGCCGCCCGGCGCTTCATACCGCCGTACCCGTGACAGCCGTTCCACCTGTCGGCCCAGTAGGTCGATTTCCTTGAAGTCGCCACCGGTCTTTTTGTCCTTGTCGACCAGCGTCATGAAGCGCGCCTCCAGGCACGTCTCCATCCGCTCGATCATCGGCGCCTTGTCCCACGCGTCGCGTGTCTTCCACGACTCGATCGTGGTACGGGAAATGCCCAGTTCCTCGGCAATGTCCGTGACCCGCCATCCCCGAAAAAAGAGGGAGCGCGCAGCGCGTCGCTGATCGACGTGGGGGGCAGACATCAACATGGCGGCATCGTCGCAAGCGCACCGACGTATCTATTGCCGGCCGCGATGTACCAGCCCACTGGTACACCGGCCCCGCGTTGCCCGGCTCGCGCACGGTGCCGACGATGGCCGCGTCTCCACTCCGCGCCGCCACCCCGAGGTTTCGTCCATGGCCAAGTCCAAGTTTTTCCGCGTTGCTGTCGAAGGCGCCACCTCCGATGGGCGCGCGATCGAGCGCAGCGCCATCACGGCCATGGCCGCCACGTACAACCCCGCGGTGTACGGCGCGCGCATCTTCGCTGAGCACATTCGCGGCTATGCGCCGGACAGCCCGTTCAAGGCATACGGCGACGTCACTGCCGTGAAGGCCGAGGAAATCGGCGACGGTCCGCTCAAAGGCAAGCTCGCGCTTTATGCGCAGATCGACCCGACGCCTGAGATGGTCGGCCTGGTCAAGGCTCGCCAGAAGATCTACTCAAGCATCGAGATCACGCCGAAATTCGCCGATACCGGCCTGCCTTATCTGTCCGGCCTCGGCATCACCGACAGCCCGGCCAGCCTCGGCACCGAGATCCTCACCTTCGCCTCGCAGCATCCCGACGCCAATCCGTTCGCTGCACGCAAACAACATCCCGACAACCTGTTCACAGCAGCCGTCGATCCGATCGAGATCGAATGGGAAGACGAGCCGGCCGACACCAGCGCCAGCACGCTGTTCGCCGCGATCAAGGAAAAGCTCGCCAAGATCAGCGCCAAGTTCAAGACCAACGACGGTCAGTTGGGCGAAGTCGGCGAAGCCCTGCAGGGCATGGCTGACACGCTGGAGCAATTCGCCACGCGCGACACTGCCGTGACGCAGCAATTCGCCGACCAGTTCACCGCGCTTACCGCGCGCCTGGGCGCGATCGAAGCGGCCAGCACCACTGACCGCGAACAGTTCAACACCTTGCTCAGCCAGCTTGAAGCCGCGCCGGGCAGCCTGCCACGACCAGCGGCAAGCGGTGGCGGAAACGCCGCACAAACCGACTGCTGATCGACTCCGCTTTCACTTTCGAACCGCCGTCCACCGCTACCGCCTGCCCGCCACGGAGCACCCCATGCGCAACGATACCCGCCGTCTTTTCAACGCCTACACCCAGCGTGTGGCCCAGCTCAATGGCGTGGAAAGCGCCGCCGAACAATTCTCCGTCACCCCCACCGTGCAGCAGACGCTGGAAGACCAGCTGCAGGCCAGCAGCGCGTTCCTCGGCCGCATCAACATGATCGGCGTCCAGCAGCAGGAGGGTGACAAGGTCAAGCTGGGTGTGTCCGGCACCGTGGCTGGCCGCACCAACACCAAGACAAAGGATCGCACCCCGCGCAACGTCAGCGACCTGAAGGACAACGGCTACCGCTGCGAGAAGACCAACTTCGATACGGCGATTCCGTACGCGCTGATCGATGCCTGGGCCAAGTTCCCCGACTTCCAGACGCGGTTGCGCGACGCCATCATCAAGCGCCAGGCACTGGATCGCATCCTGATCGGCTTCAACGGCACCAGCGTCGCCGCCGACACCGATCGCGTCACCAACCCACTGCTGCAAGACGTCAACATTGGCTGGCTGCAGCATGTCCGCACCGAGGCGCCGTCGCACTGGATGAAGGAAGGCGGCACCGCCGGCAGAATTCTCGTCGGCACGGGCGCCGGCACCGACTACGCAAACCTCGACGCGCTGGTCTACGACGCCGTGATGCTGCTCGACGAGCCGTACCGCGACGCCACCGACCTCGTCGCCATCTGCGGCCGCAAACTGCTACACGACAAGATGTTCGCCAAGATCAACCGCGACCAGCGCGCCACCGACGAGCTGGCCAGCGACATCCTGATCAGTCACGACACCATGGGCGGTCTGCCGGCAGTGCGCGTGCCGGGCTTCCCGGACAACGGGGTGTTCGTCACGCCGCTCAGCAACCTGTCCATCTACTGGCAGGAAAACGCGCGGCGCCGCCTATTGCGCGACAAACCGGAGCGCGACCAGATCGAGAACTACGAGTCCTCGAACGACGCCTACGTGGTCGAACAGTTCGGCACCGTGGCGCTGTTCGAGAACATCGAAATCAAGAACGCCTGAGGATCGCCACGATGACCAGTCCCGCCATGCGTCATCGTGAGCGCGTGCTCGCCGCCCAGGCTTCGGCCGAGGCGGCGAGCACGGGTGCCGGCACCGTATCCGGCAGCGCCTACGAACTCATGCTCGCCAAGCTCGCCGAGGACAAGCGCGCCCTCAAGCTCATCAAGTCGATCGAGCAGAAGATCGCAGTCAAACGCCAGCGCCTGCCGGAGTACCAGGCATGGGTCGAAGGCGTGTTGCAGGCCGACCAGCCGGTGCAGGACGACGTGTTCGCCACCGTCATGGTCTGGCACATCGACACTGGTGACGTCGACGGCGCGCTGGTTATGGCCGAGCACATGCTCACCCATAACCTGCAGCTGCCCGAGCACTACCAGCGCGACCTCGCCACCCTGGTGGTAGAGGAAATCGCCGAGCGTGCCGGTCTGGCCGATGGCGGCAACGTCACCGCCGCCCAGCTCCTGCAGGTTGGACAACTCACCCACGGGCGCGACATGCCGGATGAGGTGCGCGCCAAACTCCACAAGGCCATCGGCCTGGCCCTGCGCGAAGAATCACCCGCACAGGCACTCGACCATCTGCAGCGTGCGCTGCAACTGAACGCGCGACTCGGCATCAAGACGGAGATCACCAAGCTGCAAAAGCAGCTGGCTCCACCTGCGTCGACCGCCAACTGAGCTCGCCCCGAGCACCGCGGCGGCTCGGTGGACATCGTGTGAACTCTCTCCCACTCGATGCGCCACCGATCACCGCCGCACCTATTCCGAGCTGCACCTAGTTGAGGTCTCGATGTCCGGTCTTGTCGCCACCGCGCCCACCACCGCGCCCGATCCCCTCCGTTCCGGCGACTGGTATCCGTCCATCGACCTCGCCGACGCTCGCGCCGTGATGCGCGTCGACGGCACCATCACCAACGCGCGCCTCACCGAGTGCATTGCGCTCGCCATGTCCGCCGTCGAGGACCAGCTCGACGCCTGGCAACAGCAGCAGCTCGACCTTGGCCGCGCCAAGCTCGCCGATGTGCCCAGCAAGGTCATCGCCGGCACCTCGCGCCTGGTGCTGCTGTACACCCGTGCCGTCTACGCCACCGTGCAGGCCGAGCTGATCGAGCGCTACCGCGACGTCGACACCACCCACACCGGCGACAAGCGCGCCGACACGCTCGACCAAACCGTCGACGACTACCGCCGCAACACCCGTTACGCCATCCGCGACATCCTCGGCCGCCCGCGTGCGGACGTGGAGCTGCTGTGATCGTGCGTGCCAATCAGGGCGAAACCCTCGACGCGCTGTGCCAGCGCGCGTTGGGTCGCACCGAGGGCGTCACCGAGGCGGCGCTCGCCGCCAACCCCGGCCTCGCCGACCTCGGCGTCGTGTTGCCGATCGGCACCGCCGTCCACCTGCCCGACACCGTACAGGCCACGCAGTCGCAGACCGCGCTGGTGCAGCTCTGGAACTGACAGGGGAATCCGATGGCCGAACCGACTACCACCAGCTCCATCGCCCTCGTTGCCACCGGCGTCAGCATCGCCACGCTCATCCCTGGCATCGACGGCAACGCCATCATCGGTGCGTTTGCCGGCGCCGCGTTGATGGCACTGCATGCGCGTGATGTTTCGATGCTCTCGCGGCTGGCCTACTTCGGCATCAGCTGGATCATGGGCTACCTCGCCGCACCACTGCTCATGCGGCAGATCCACCTGCAGGAATCCGGTGTCGCAGCCTTCATCGCCGCCGCCATCGTCATCGCGCTCACCGTCCAGCTGATCGAGCGCATCAAGACGATCGACCTCACCAGCTGGGTCAACAACTGGCTGCGCCGCGGAGGCCCGTAATGGCTCACCTGATCGCTCTGCTGCTGTTCGCCACCAACGCCATCACCTGCGTGCGCCTCTTCATGTACCGCCGCGAGGGCGCCCGCTACCGGCCCATCGTCAGCATGGCCGCCTGGCTGCTGATCGTCTCCACCGGCAGTACCGCGCTCGGCATCGTGCTGGGCCAGTACCCGCCGGGTGACATCCACGCCGGCGACCTCGGCATCTCAGTGGTGCTGTGCGTGCTCAGCCTCACCGCCCGCGGCAACGTCGCCGCCATCCTACGGACAGACACCCATGAACAACCCAAACAGCCTGCGCGCGGGTGACCACGGCGCTGACGTCACCGTGCTGCAGACGCGGCTGGTACGTGCCGGCTATCGCGTCAGCACTGACGGGTGGTTCGGTGCGGCCACCGAGACCGCCGTGCGTGCGTTCCAGCGCGATCACGGCCAGGTGGTGGACGGTATCGCCGGCTTGCGTACGCAAGCCGCGCTGCAGGGCCAGACCGACCCGCGTGCGCTCAACCAGCGCGACATCGAGCAGGCCGCCGCGACGCTCGACTGCGACCCGGCCGCGATCAACGCCGTGATCGAGGTCGAGAGCCCGCGAGGTGGCTTCCTGCCCGATGGTCGCGTGGTGATCCTGTTCGAGCGCCATGTGTTCTGGAAGCAGCTGGTCGCCGTAGGCATCGACCCGAACAACGTGCATGCGCCTGCGTCGATCCTGTCGCAGCAACGCGGCGGCTACGTCGGCGGTGTCGGCGAGTGGCCGCGCCTGTTCCAGGCACGCGATATCCATACCGAGGCAGCCTACGCGAGCTGCAGTTGGGGTCGCTTTCAGATCATGGGCTACCACGCGGCCGCGCTCGGCTATGCCGATGCGATCGCCCTGTCCGACGACTTCGCGCGTGGCGAAGGCTATCAACTCGCTGCTTTCGTCAAGTTCGTCCAGCTCGACCCCGACATGCTCAAGGCGCTGCGCGGCCGCAAGTGGGCCGCGTTCGCGAAGATCTACAACGGCCCGGCGTATGCCGACAACTTGTACGACACCAAGCTGGCCACCGCCTACAAACGCCACAGCACCGCGCCGCAGGCGGAGGCCGCATGACGCTGCTGCGCCAGATCCTGTTCGGCATCGCGCTGATCGCCGCGTTGTGCCTCTACGTGTGGATCACCAGCCATCGCATCGACGCGGCTGAGGCGCGCGCCACCGCCGCCGAAGCCGACGTTCGCACCGCGCAGGCCCAGCTCGCGCAGAAACAGAGCAGCGACCACATCGTCGTGAAGTACGTCGATCGCGTGCAAGTCATCCATGAGCGCGGCGCCACCATTACCAGAGAGATTCCCGTCTATGTCACTGCACAAGCTGACGCTGCCTGCACTGTGCCTGCTGGCTTTGTCCGCGTGCACGACGCCGCCGCGGCGAATGGTTTGCCCGGCCCCGCCGGAGCTGCTGATGCGCAGCCCAGCGGCCTTGCACTCTCTGCCGTCGCCGGCACCCTCGTCGACAACTACACCACCTGCCACGCCGTCGCCGAGCAGTTGATCGCGCTGCAAGACTGGGTGCACGTCAATGGACAAGCTCCCACGCCAGCGATCGCAGATCAAGAACGGAAGCTGCAAGCCTGGTTGCGCGAGCACAGCACCGGCGCTGCTGGTAGTGACGCATCACCATGAAAAAACCCGCCAGCCTGCGCGCCGCCCTCGTTGCCGCGCTGCCTGATCTCGCCCGCGATCCGGAGCGCCTGCTGGTGTTCATCGACGCCGGCGCACTGCACAGCACCTACGCGCCTGGTCTCAGCTTCGAGACCGCGTACACGCTTAACCTTATCCTCACCGACTTCGCCGGCGATCCGCTGGTGGTGTGGCTGGCCATCCTGATATGGCTGCGCGTCCACCAGTCCGAGCTGCTCGACAATGTCGACAAGCGGCAAAGCGGCATCGCGTTCGAGGCCGACATCATCGACCACGACAAGGTCGACCTCAGCATCAAGCTGCAGCTTACCGAGCGCGTCATCGTCAAAGATCCGGGCAACGGCAAGCTGGACATCACCATCGCCGACGAACCGCAGCCCGAGGCCCGCCTCGCCGCCGGGCACTGGGAGCTGTACCTGCGCGATCAGCTCCTCACCCGCTGGGACGTGCCGCCGGCGTGAGCGACGATCTCGTCCAGCTCGAGGACTGGGCCAACGGCCTGCTGCTCAAGCTCGCACCCGCCGGCCGCCGCGCCATCGCACTGGCGATCAGTCGCGAGCTGCGCCACCGCCAGCAGCAGCGCATTGCCGCCCAGATGGATCCCGACGGCGCCACGTTCGTGCCGCGCAAGGCGCGGAAAAAGCTGCGCGGCAAAAAAGGCCGCATCAAGCGCGACGCCATGTTCACCAAATTGCGCACAGCCAAATACCTCAAGGCCAAGGCCACCGAGGCCGTGGCCAGCGTCGAGTTCACTGGTCGGGCCGGGCAAATCGCCAGCGTGCACCAGGAGGGCACCATTGATCGCGTGGCGGCGTATGGCCCGCGCGTGCGCTATCCACGTCGCCGCCTGCTCGGCTTCGCCGCTACCGACCGGGCCATGATCCGCGATGTGCTAATTGACCACCTCAACCGGTAGGTAGTCAGGGCGCACGAACGATGATGACTAGACTTTGGTATACGGCGACTTCTTGACATGAACGAAGTACTGCCCAGAATCCGGACCCCAATCGAAGTACACCCCGTTCTCTGGCGTCTGCAATTCACGCGCGAGCGCATCAGGAAGTGCGAGCTTGATCGAACAAAGGTTCTGCGGCACGGCGTGGCCAACGAGTGACGCAAAGACATCGAGTTGATACTCGCCGGCGAGGAACTGAAACTGAGTTCCGTCTGCGGGGAGCAAGAAATGGTGATTACAAACAACCCCGGGTTCCCCGACAAATAGGCCACTGCCACGAGACAGTTTCTCGTCCCCGTAAACCCAAATATTGAAGGTCTGGCGAGACTCCCCACGATGCAGCGTTACGTACATCGACTCGACGACACATCCGCGCTTACCAGTGCTGTACATCAGCGAACGAAGGTGCACTTTTCTCGGAATCCTCTCCCCTGGAGTCAGCGGTCCGTCCGCGCCAAAGTACACAACGGCGGGCCGCGTCATCTTAAGCGTTCCACGTCGAAACAGCGTCAGCCAGGCTGTCGCGATTGAAACAACCAGCGCTGCAGCAGATACAAAGATGGACATAGAATCAATCATATTGGGTGGCTAACGCTGGAGCTAAGAAGCGCGCGACGTGCGCATCCGCTTGGACGATTGGTTAGACCTTACTTGAAAGCCAGGCGCCAAATGGCTGCCAGCACCGCCATGCTATCTGACCACAGAAGAATTATAGAAATAAGCCCGAGAAATAACGGCATTGAGTACACGATGAATGAAAACGGAGCAGAGGTTAAAGCGACAGCCATCTGAAGCTTTGATCTAAACCTTGCCGCGAGACCGGCAACTACTGCGGGATCTGAGAAGTCCTCGCTTACGGCCTCTAATCGCGCGATGCAAAAAGCAAGAAAGGTATACATGAGAGCCAGGCCCAGGAATCCGGGAATAAGCCCGGAGGCGGCGGGATCAAATGAAATATCCAGCACGTGTAGCTTGCTTAGATCGATATTTAGAAGCTTGGTAAATACCCCCAGAATAGCCAAAGCCAGAACCGACTTGCCAAGCCTAAAACTCTCTGTGGCGATACCGTGCTTCATGTAGGTCACGAGAGCTTCTATCCGTGTGGTCTAACGCTGAGTTAAGCCGTGCCGCGAAGCGGCTCGGACGAATTGTTGGGCTGACCGCTGCTTGCTAGAGAAGTGCTTTGCACTGAGCTCTGCATGCCTTATCAACTCCTTCGGTCAGCTGTTCTACATAGTTGCGCCAGCTGGACACATGGTACTTAGACAATGTGTCCGGCACTTTGCCTGTGTGAACAATTTCGCCGCGGAGCGTTACGAGTTCATCTAGCGCCGCAGTGACGGTTTGCCTTTTCGCGTCGAGATGGCCTGGGGCGATACTGTCCGGAATCCCGTCGAATGGATCCTTCGCTCCAGCAAGCGATAGCAGGAACTTCACCTGTTCAGCTCGGGCGGTGTTCATCCCAAATTTTTCGCTGTCTCCCCCAATGGCCTTTTCCCTCACGAAGTCTGACCAGAGCTTTCTCCAACCGGGCGAGATTGAGAGCTCCCAAGCGCTCCTTTTTTCAAGTTGCTTCTTTACTTTTTCAGGCACCTGCTCGGGTTTGATATCTGCTGAAAGTCTGGTGCATAGGTCGATAGCGAGCTGCTCGACGTAGTTCTCCCAAACACCATAAGTGAAAACGATCGCTGCAGCGAAAAGCGCGCGCTCCTTACCAGATGGTTTGCCAGCACCAGCCTTGACATAGCTGGTCACATTGTCAATCACGGACAGCCCGCCTTTCACATGTGCGAGCGCGGATGTGTTGCGATCAATCCAGTGCTTGCTCGGCATTCACAATCCCCCAAAATATTCGTTGGCAGCCTAACGCTGGAGTTAAGCGGCGGCGTAGCCGTCCGCCTTGAACGAGATGTTAGACCTTAATCCCGCACGCCACACCAGCAAGCGCAGCTTGCTGACCTCGACCTGCAATCGCTGCTCGGCCACATCGATGCCCGCTCGGCTTCGCCGCTGGCGACCGCGACATGATCCCGAGACGTGCTGTTCGGTCATCTGGCGCGCTAAATAGAAAGGCCTCCATGCGGAGGCCAGTGAACAGTGCATCGGTGGTTTCCCGCCAGACTTCCCGTCCGACACCATCATCGTGGCGTCACGAAAAAGGCGCTGTCAGTGCACGCTGAAAGGGACGTAAGCCCATGACGCACAGCGGCACCGAACAGGAGGGCACCGTTGATTGCGTGGCGTCATTCGTCTGTATGTCATACACCTGTACGCTTGCGAATCTCCCGGGCTAGAGCTTCGAATTCACTGCCAGCCTCAGCAATTTGATTGTTGTAGCCGGAGTTCACCATGCCGCGTAGCTTACCGATTGCGAAACCGAGCTCTTGCGCTTGTGGCGCCAGACTATGGAAATCTTTGATTGCGGCCAGTTTGTTTGATGCGAAAGGAACAAGGGCTGGGTTTACCTCACGTAGAGCATTAACCACCCGGTCCCTAACTCGAGGCGCGATTTTGCCCTCCCAGTATTCATGCGGCTTCGTCGAGTTTCTTCCCGACGAAACTTTGTACGCAGAGGTGATATAGCCAAGATAGACCGGCTTTCCGGCTAATAAGCTACGTGACCCTGCTGGGGCTAAGCCGAGCACAGTCTTCCAGTCCGAAATCCATCTTGCGAGGGATCGACCGACGGTCGACAGTGCTCGTAACGAAAACAAGTCTGCCGCCACGGGCGTGGTGAAGAAATCCGAGTCAAGAAGCACTATTCGATTCAACGGGCCGACGTTGGGACCGACATCGTAGATGACCAAGTCTACCTCGTAACGCTCCCCCATCTCACGAGCTGCATCGGAAAGCGCGCATATGACATCGTAGTCACGACCTTTACGTGCGAATGAGCCAGTCCACGCCGATGGGAGTTCTTCCTCGTAGTCCGCGAGGAGTACGTCACCTGCACAAAGATATAGTCCATCCCGAATCTGAAATGCCTCCACCTTCTTGATGGGGCCTTTGCCATCGACAACTGGCTTGATTGCTGACCAGATCGTTCCGCCATTCGCGTCATCAGACTCTCCGAGAAGCTCATCCAACAGCTTCTCTTCCAGGTAGAACGCTGTCAGGTTGCATTGAGGATCAGCATCAATCATCAGAACCTTTACACCAAGATCCACGAGAGCGTCGGCAACGTTCACGGTCAAGGTCGTTTTACCGACACCCCCTTTATGGTTGAAGAAGGACATAGTTCGCATTTGAAAGATCCTTGCAGGTGTGGTGAACACTGAGGCTAACACTGCGCATCAATAATGGGTTATGCGATCTCGAAACAGGGCTCTTGAATGCAATCCTGGGTGATCGGCCTCAGCACGCTGCGGCATCAGGCCCGGTACTGTGGTCACTACTCACCAACACGCGCAGCTTGCTGACCTCGGCCTGTAGTCGCTGCTCGGCTACATCGAAATAGCCCTCCGACATCTCCACCCCGACAAACCGCTGGCCAGCGCGCAGCGCTGCGATGCCGGTGGTCGCGCTGCCCATAAACGGATCCAGCACCGTGCTGCCCGGCGGCACGATCGCCAGCAGCTTCTCCATCAGCGATTCCGGCTTGCCCACCTGGTGCTGCTTGCCACCCAGCTGCGGGTGCACCGGCAGCACGCCCGGCAACACCACCGGGTGCGTCTTTGTGTCGATCGACCCACGGCTGCCCCAGACTAGGTATTCCGCCTGGCTCCGGAAGCGCCCGCGCTGCGGCCGGCATCCGTTGGTCTTGTCCCACACCACGATGCCCTGCCACACCCAGCCGGCCACCTGCACCGCATCCGTCATCGTCGGCAACATACGCCAGTCAATGAACGCGAGCAGATGGCCGCCCGGTTTCGTCACGCGGTGACACTCGGCCAGCCACTGACTGGCCCACGCAAGAAACCCGCGCTGGTCGCGAAAGTCACCCTCGAAATCAGGTAGCTGCCGCTTGGCGTCGTTGTTGATGTACTTCTCGCCCGTAGGTCGTGCCCGTCCTGCCATCGTCTGTGAGCCGGAGCAATACGGTGGGTCGGTGATCACGGCATCGACGCTGGCATCAGCCAGGCCGCGCAACACCTGCAACGCGTCGCCGCGATGGATCGTGTAGGGCAATGTCTTTTGGTTCATGAGTGTTTCCGTTTGGTGCTCCCTGGCTCGCTGGCAGGGGACTCAAAACGGCCCTCAAGGAATTGATCGTCCCGCAGCGCGGGCACTTGATCTCGATCACGTCGAAACGTTTTGCGCGCGCGAGCAACTTCGCGCAGCGCGAACAGCGAACATCCTGCATCAGTCAGATCCTGTTGACGGGCGTGATAGCCTCGCCGGGCTCCGTCGACGGGGTGTGGAGCCTTTGGCTTGGCCTGCAGGTGTTTGCTGCGGTGTCGAGTGGCCGGTGCCGCGTTGACGCGCGTCGCCGGCCGCTCCACTTAATGAGGTGCGCATGGTGCCCTGCGCATGATCGCGCTGGGCAGGCCGCGCCCGATGTACCAGCCCACTGGTACACCGCCACTGTCTCGCGCGCGTGCGTGCGCCCTCCGCACCATGCCGGCATGCCAACGCCACGCGCTCCCTGCCTGCCATGACGGTCACCACGTCCGTCGACCTGTCGCGCTTGCCGCCGCCCGAGGTGGTGGAAACGCTCGCGTACGAGCAGATCTTCAGCGAGATGCTGGCTGATCTGATCGCACGCGATACCGAGATCACCGCGCTGGTGGAATCCGATCCGGCTTACAAGATCCTGCAGGTCGCCGCATACCGCGAAATGATCCTGCGCCAGCGGGTGAACGACGCCGCGAAAAGCGTCCTGCTTGCGTACGCCGTCGACGGGTCACTCGACAACCTCGCTGCGTTCTACGGCGTGAGCCGTCTCACCCTCGACCCGGGCGATCCATCGCACGCGATTCCGCCCACGAAGGAGTCTAACGACGACTTGCGCCGTCGCGTCACGCTGGCGCCATCGGGCTATTCCGTCGCTGGCCCGGACGATGCCTACATCTTCCACGCGCTCAGTGCGTCGGGCGGCGTGCTCGATGCCAAGCCCACCAGTCCGACACCGGGCGCAGTCGTGGTCAGTGTTCTTTCCCGCGCCGGTGACGGCACCGCGGACGCAGCTCTGCTCGACACCGTCAACGCCGCGCTCAGTGCGAAAACCGTGCGCCCGCTGACCGATCACGTCACCGTGCAGAGCGCCGCCATCGTCCCGTTCGCGATCGTCGGCACACGCTACACCTTCGGCGGCCCGGATAGCGGCCTGGTGCTGGCCGAGTCCGATCGCCGTCTCGCGGCGTACCTCGCCGACGCCCGCCGGCTCGATCGCGACATCCCGCTCAGCGCACTGTACGCAGCGCTGCATTGCGACGGCATCCAGCGCATCGTGCTGACCTCGCCTGCCGCCGATATCGCCATCGGCGACACGCAGGCGGCGCACTGCACCTCGATCGCGCTGGCGTACGGCGGTATCGATGAATAGCCTGCTGCCGCCCAATGCCAGCCCCGGCGAGCGCGCTCTCGAAGCCGCCACCGCGCGTCTCGCGGATCTGCCCGTACCGATCCCGGAGCTGTGGAATCCGCACACCTGTCCGGAAGACAAGCTGGCGTGGTTGGCGTGGGCGCTGGGCATCAGTGCGTGGAAAAGCTACTGGCCGTTGTCAGTCAAACGCGCCCGCGTCGCCAGCGCCATCGACATCGCACGCCGCAAGGGCACCGCGCAAAGCGTCTTCGACGTCATCGCCAGCTTCGGCGGTTCGGTCGTGCTCACCGAGTGGTGGCAGATGGATCCACCCGGCATTCCGCACACCTTCGCCATGCAGCTCACCGTGTCCGGTGCCGACGGCGAGCCTGCCAGCGCCGAATTTGTCGATGACGTCATCGCCGAGGTACGGCGCACCAAGCCCACGCGCAGCCACTTCACCTTTACGCAGGTCGCCACGCTGACCGGCCGCCTTCGCGTCGCCGCGTTCATCCGTCCCTGCATCTACGCCCGCCTGAACCTGTACGCCGAGGCCGCTTCGCCATGACCGCACTCAAGCTCATCGTCTCCGCCGCCGGACGCGAGGCGTTGGCAAACGCCAAGCATGACGGCACCAATGCCATCAAGATCGCCAGCGTCGGCATCACTGCAACCAGCTTCAACGCGACACCAACGACGTCCATGATTCCCGGTGAAATCAAGCGCATCAGCACCATCAGCGGCGGCGCCGTCGCGCCGGACACACTACACGTCACCATCCGCGATGACAGCACCGATAGCTACAGCGTGCGCGGCGTCGGCCTATACTTGGACGATGGCATCACGCTGTTCGGTTCGTACAGCCAGGCCACCGACCTACTGCAGAAAAGCAGCCAGGCCACCATGCTGCTCGCTGGCGACATCCAGTTCGCTGACATCGACGCCACCAGCCTCACGTTCGGCGACACCAACTTCCAGATGAACCAGGCCACCACCGAGATCTCCGGCGTGCTGGAGCTGGCCACCGATGCCGAAACCATCACCGGCATCGACTCTCAGCGAGCGATCACGCCCAAGGGTCTGTTGGCCGCGCTCAACGATCGACTCGGCGCCGGCGCACCCAGCGTTTTCGTCAAATCGCTGCTGACCAAGGTCAGTGCATTGGCGTTCGTCACCGCGCTCGGCATCCGTGGCGCAGCGTCCTATGACACCGGCAGCGGCAACGGGCTGGACGCGGATCTGCTCGACGGACAGCACGGCGCGTACTACCACAGCTATGCCAACCTCACGGGTGTACCGGGCACCTTCACACCCTCCGCCCATCAGCATGCCGCTGCCGACATCACCAGCGGCACGTTGGCCATCGATCGTGGTGGCACGGGTGCAGGCAGCTTCACCGCCGGCAGTTATCTGGTCGGCAATGGCACCGGCGCACTCGCTGAAAAGACACCGGCACAGGTGCTGGCGAACATCGGCGCCGCGGCCGTCGCGCACTCGCACCCGATCAGCGACATCAATGGCCTGCAACCCGCACTCGATGCTCGCCCGCTGCAGACATCCGTCACCGCGCAGATCACCGCCGCGGTAAATGCTCTGGTCAACGGCTCCCCCGGCGCACTCGACACGCTCAAAGAACTCGCTGACGCGATGGGCGACGATCCCAACTTCGCGGCAACAGTGACGAATGCGCTGGCACTGAAGGCGCCTAGCGCCAACCCGACGTTCACGGGCACGGCAACGTTTCCATCCAACAACGGAGTCATGACGCTCAAGTCGGGAACCGGCGACAACGCCACCTATGCGCTCCACAACGTCCGCATGCAGCTGCATTGGGGCTTGGGTATCGCGGATTACGCTGGCAACGTACAGGGTGTCTACGATGCCCGAGCGGGCATATGGGATACCAAGGGCGGCTACAAGGTGAATGGTCAAGCCGTATGGCACGCCGGCAGCTTCAACCCAGCCGCCTATGCGCGTCTCGATGGCGCTTTGATGACCGGCGATCTTTCCTGCCGCAGCAATGCCGATGGCAAGACGATCGCCAACTACACCGCGCAGCCTCTCAAGGTGCAGAGTGATGCGGCCACTGCGGCGGCAATGCTGTTCATCCGCAATGGCAACTACGCCGGCTACTTCGGCATCGACACCGACAATCAATGGAAGGTGGGCGGCTATTCGATGGGCGCCGGCTCCTGGCGCGTCGTTCATGAAGGCATGGCGGCCGTAAATCTCCCCGGCTCGCTTACCACTGCCGGCGCCATCGCCGCGTCGAATGTGGCGGGTGGCACGCCCAACGGTAGCCGCGCCACATTGAATACCGGCGGCGGCAATGGCGGATACATCGCGTTCTTCATGCCGGACGGCACGCGCGCTGGATACATCGGGAACCCCGACGCAGGCACGCTCATGATTGCCCCCGAGGGTGGCCGCAGCGTTGCCATTTTCGGTCCCTCCGTAAGCCTCGCCGCACTCGCCGCCTCCGGCGCGATCACGGGCGCCAGCGTTCGCGCGACCGGCACCATCATGGCCGCCGGCGGCTTTCAGATTGGTTAATCATCACAAGGTAAATGGACGTCTCTATGACTGATAACGCCCGCATCCGTACCATCGCACCTACCGTCACCGGCGAGATGATTGCTGAACAGGTGCACCTGTTCTACGACCCGACCACGGGTGGTGGCTACGTTTCGTTCCAGGCGCGCGAAGTCCTGCATGTCGGCGGCGTGCCGAGTCAGCCGATGGGCGACTTCGACATTCTGCAGGCGCAGATCGCTGACATTGCTACGCACGCGTTCGGTGCGGGCCTGGTCGATCCGATCACCGGCGCTGATCTATCGACGGTCAGCACGGGCGGCATCGCCCTGCTTATCAAGGCCGCGTATGACCAACTGTTCAACGCGCGGGCCGTAGCGCGCGTTGCTGCCGCGCAGGCCGAGGCGGATGCCGCCTCTGCTGCCACCGAAACCCCGTCGGCGCCCTAACCGTGCCACAGACCTACGCCAACGCGGCCGCGCAGAACCCCGAAGACGTCTATGACCCTGACGTGGTCGGTGATGGCCCTACCGCCTCTATTTCCGATATCGGCTATCGCAATGCGGCCGGCGTGCTGCTGCGTTTCGCGGCGCTGAAATATGGCAGCGCCGCCGCGAACCACGGCTACCGCATCGCCGACGGCCGCGACTTCTCCGCGCTGTGGGCGAAAAAAGGAACGGCCAGCTACAACGATGCCGTGCTCGGCACGTTCGGTCCTTACAGCGCGCGCAGTTCCAGCTCGCACGACACGGGCGCCAGTTTCTCGCTGGTATTCAAGACCGACGGTACGTTCGCTGTCACCATGACGTCGCTGCAGGGCGGTTCAAAGTCGGGCACGCCAACATCGGGTGGGTGGCATAAAGCGCCCGCAGCTGGCGTCGGCAACCTCTACGAAATTCAGTTCGTCGCCACGATGAGTATCAACAACGGCTACGTCGACAGCAGCAGCGACACCTACCCGGCTTACCCGTCCTACACGGCGACGACCGGATGGCTCCCGCTGTCGGCGGCGCGGACGATCGCCGTCGATACCGGGCATCTGCTGGGCGGCTCGGTCGGCCAGCGATACGGCAGCGTCGCAGTGTCGGGAACCTATGCGGTCAACATCCGCAAGGTTGGCTTTCCCCAGGTGGTCGCCACGACGTTCTCGGTTGACATGCAGGCGATGATTTAACGGTCGTGAATATCCCCGATGTACCAGCCCACTGGTACATCGGCAGCGCGTAGCCCTCGCGCGCATGGCATCCGCACCATGCCGGCATGGATCAGCTCGTCGAAATCTCCCGCCTGCTGCAGAACCTGCTGCGCTTCGGCACGGTCGCGTCCGTCGACCATGCCGCCGGCACATGCACGGTGGCCACCGGCGCGCTGGTCACCCGGCCGATGCCGTGGCTGGTGCAGCGTGCCGGCGATGCACGCACTTGGTGGGCGCCCAGCATCGGCGAGCAGGTCGTGTTGCTGTGCCCCGGCGGCGATACCGCGCGCGGCGTGGTGCAGCCGGCGATCTATTCAAGCAGCGCACCGCGCGCGGCCGGCAGCGACACCGCCAAGACCACCCATTATCCCGACGGCGCACTGGTCAGCTACGACCCGCAAACGCATCAGCTCACCGCGACATTGCCGGCTGGCGGCAAGACCACCATCGCGTCGCCGGGCGGCGTGTCGATCACCGGTGACACCACCATCATCGGCAAGCTCAGCGTCAGCGATGACACCACGTTGAGTGCGAAGCTTCATGTCGCCAGCGACGTCACCGTGGACACGACGCTCACCGCCAGCGCCGATGTGGTCGGTGGCGGCAAGAGCGTCAAAGGCCACAAGCATCCCGAGACCGGCACCGTCACCGGAGCGCCGCAGTAATGCGCGGCATGGATCGCACCACCGGCAAACCGCTCGATGGGCTGGCGCACCTGCAGCAGTCGATCGGCGACATTCTCAGCACGCCGGTCGGTTCGCGCGTGATGCGGCGTGATTACGGCTCGCTGCTGCCGCGCCTGGTCGACCAGCCGTTCCATGCGGCCACGCGGATCCGCCTGTATGCCGCCGTCGCCACCGCGCTGATGCGCTGGGAGCCGCGCCTGCGGCTATCGCGCGTGTCGCTGGCTCTGGGTGAGCAACCCGGCCAGGTGGTGGTGACGCTGGAAGGCGTCCGCACCGATACCCCGGTCGCGCAGCCCGGCGCAATCACCGTCCCCCTGTCACTCAGCGCCGTGCTGTAACGGCATCACACCCGAGGATCCACCATGCCCAACGATTACCACCACGGCGTCCGCGTTGTCGAAGTCACCAACGGCAATCGCACCCTGACGGTTCCATCCACCGCCGTCATCGGCCTGATCGCCACCGGCGAGGATGCCGATGTCGCCATGTTCCCGCTAAACACCCCGGTGCTGATCACCGACGTGCAGTCCGCCATCGGCAAGGCCGGCACCGCCGCCATGGGCACCTTGCTGCCTGACCTGCAGGCCATCAACGCGCAGACAAAACCCGTCGTGATCGTGGTGCGCGTGGCCAAGGGTATCGACGATGCCGCCACCAGCGCGAACGTGATCGGCACCACTGACGTCAACGGTCGTCTCACCGGCATGCAGGCGTTGATCGGCGCGCAGGGGCGTCTCGGCGTCAAGCCGCGCATCCTCGGCGCGCCGGGACTGGACACGCAAGCGGTGGGCGTGGCGCTGGCGATCGTGGCCAAGAAGCTGCGCGGCATGGCTTACGTACATGCGCACGGCGCGACCACCGTCGCCGAGGCGATCGCGTACAAAGCCAACTTCAGCCAGCGCGAAGTGATGCTGGTGTGGCCGAACTTCATCGCGTTCGACACCGTCGCCAAGGCTGACGTGGAAGTGCCCGCGGCGGCCTACGCGCTCGGCCTGCGCGCGCAGATCGACGAGGCGCAGGGCTGGCAGAAAACCCTCAGTAACGTCGCCGTCAATGGCGTCACCGGCATCAGCCGCGACGTGCACTGGGATCTACAGGATCCGGCGACCGACGCCGGTGTGCTCAACGCCGCCGGCATCACCACCTTGATCAACGCGCAGGGCTTTCGTTTCTGGGGCAACCGCACCTGTAGCGACGATCCGTCCTTCATCTTCGAGTCCGCCACGCGCACCGCGCAGGTGCTGGCCGACACCATCGCGGATGGCTTCCAGTGGGCGGTGGACAAGCCGATGTACCCGAGCCTGGTGAAGGACATCATGGAGACCATCAACGCCAAGTTCCGCAACCTGGTGCCCGGCGGCTACCTCATCGGCGGCAAGGCGTGGTACGACGAAAGTGCCAACGATGCCACCACGCTGGCCGGCGGCAAGCTGACCATCGACTACGACTACACGCCGGTGCCGCCGCTCGAGGATCTGATGTTGCGCCAGCACATCACCACCTCCTACCTGGTCGATTACGCCTCGGCGATCAACGCCTGATCGAGTGCGGCCGCGCAAGCGGCCGTATTCCCCTGACTCCCAAAGGAACCCGCCATGGCATTGCCCAGCAAGCTCAAGAATTTCACGATGTTCAGCGACGGCATCAACCACATCGGAAAGATCCCCGAGACCACCCTGCCCAAACTCAGCCGTAAGATGGAAGCGATCCGTCTCGGCGGTATGGACGGCACCGTCGATATCGATCTCGGCGGCGAAGCGCTCACGCTGGAATACACCGCCGGTGGCATCGTCCGTGAGTTGATCCGGCAGTACGGCGCCACCAGCGCCGGTGCCTACCTGACCCGTTTCGCCGGTGCCTACCAGCGCGACGACACCGGTGATGTCGATGCGGTCGAAGTGTATGTGCGCGGTCGACCGAAAGAGATCGACATGGGCGGCGCCAAGCCCGGCGACGACACCGCGCACAAGTACAACATCAGCTGTTCGTACTACAAGCTGGTGATCAACGGCTTCGTCGAGATCGAGATCGACGTCCTCAACTTCATCTTCAACGTCGGCGGCGTTGATCGGCTCGCCCAGCAGCGCCGTGCACTCGGTATCTAGCGACATCCGCAGTGGCACCCCGTGTCGCCGACCACGTGACCCCCGTGCGCCGGCGGCTTTTTCCGTCACCACCTAATCTCACTGGAGAGAACCATGTCCAAGACCACCGATATTCCCGCACAGACGGGCAGCGTCGTCACCGCGCCCACCACCGTCACGCTGGATTCGCCGATCGCACGCGGCGACCAGCTTATTGCCTCGCTCCATCTGCGCCGCCCCAAAGCGGGCGAGCTGCGCGGCGTCTCCCTGGTCGAGCTGACCCAGATGGAAGTCGGCGCGATCGCCAAGGTGCTGCCGCGCATCTGCGATCCGTTCCTCACGGCCGACGACATCAACAAGCTGGAGGCACCCGACCTGCTGAAGATCGGCACCGAGATCGCGCTTTTTTTGCTACCGAAGGATGTGAGTGCGTCCCTCGCTGCATAGAGGACGCCATGGCCGACATCGCGGTGGTGTTCCACTGGCCGCCCGCCGCGATGTCCGACCTCACCTTGCTTGAATTGACGGAGTGGCGCGAGCGCGCCCGCGAACGTAACGGGATGGAGTAGCGCGTGGATCTGAAACTGCAAGTGCTGCTGCAGGCGCTGGACAAGGCCACCGGCCCGCTCAACAAGATCAAGGGCGCCGGCAGCGGCGCCGCTGCCCAGCTCAAGAAAACCCGCGACGCACTGCGCCAGCTCGACCAGGCGCAGAAGAACGTCGGCGAGTTTCGCAAGCTCAGGCAGGGCACCGCCGACACTGCCCGGCGCATGGCCGAGCTGCAGGCGCGCACGCGCGCCGTGGCGCAGCAGATGAAGACGTCAGTCACCGGCAGTGGTGAACTGTCCCGTGAATTCAAGAAGCTCACCGCCGACGGCGCCAAACTCAAGGCCGAACACACCGCGCAGCAGGCCAAGCTGCAGACGCTGCGCACTGCGTTGCGCGAGGCGGGCGTCAACACCCACCAGCTCAGCACCGCCGAGGCCGGGCTGCGCGCGAAGACCGCTAGCGCCACCCATTCGATCGAGCAGCAGACCACTGCGCTTCGCGCGCAGGGCGTGCAGGCGCAGCGGCTGGCCAAGTTGCACGACCAGCTGCGCAAGGGTGAAGCACTCGGTGCGCACCTGTCCGTCGCCGGCTACGCCACGCGCGAGGGCGGCCGCCGCATCATGGGTCAGGTCGATACCAGCATCGATGAGGCCAAGCACTACCAGATCATCACCGAGCAGCTGCGCGCGCAGGGCACCAGTGCGACCGACGTGACGCGTGCGCAGCACTTCGCCAGCACCGACACCACCGTCGGCAGCTCGCAGAGCGACAAGCTGGAGATCCTCAAAGATGCCAACAGCATCTTCCGCGACATGAACGAGGCGCTGCACATCGCTCCCGCGCTGCTCAAGACCAAGCTCACCTTCGAGGCGCTGATGGCGCAGCACGGTGAGGGTGGCGGCCACGGGCAGGAAATCGTCGGCGAGCTGATCGCGGCCATCCAGACCGGCGAGCTGCGCAACGCCACCAAGACGCCCGAAGCGTTCAACCACCTGCTCGACATGATGACCAAGGCCTATGTCGGCAGCGGTGGCCTCGTGAAGCCCAGCGACTACCTGCAGACGATGAAGGTCGGCGGCGTCGCGACCAAGCAGATGGACGAGAAGGCGCTGTTCTTCGGCGCCATGCATACGATTCAGGAAATGGGCGGCATGCGCTCCGGTACCGGCTTTGCCAGCGCGTACCAGAACTGGGCGGCGGGCCGCAGCACCCAGCAGACCGCCGAGGCGCTCGACCAGCTCGGCCTGGTCAACAAGGGTGCGGTGAAGTACGGCAAAACCGGCCACATCACCAAGATGCTGCCCGGTGCGCTGAAGAACCAGGCGCTGTACGAGAGCAACCCCTTCGACTACATGATGAAGGAGGTCATCCCGCGCATTGATCCCAAGGGCAAGCTCAGCGAGAACCAGATCGTCAGCAAGCTCAACAGCCTGTTCAGCGCGCGCAAGGGCGGCGACCTGTTCGCCGGCATGTACATGCAGCGCGGCAACATCCAGAAGCAATTGGCGGCGTCCGCGCACTTCGAGGGCACGGATGCCGCGTACAACCGCGCCGTCGGCACCGCGCAGGGACAGGAAGCCGATCTGCTTGCCAAGAAGGCCGACCTGTACAAAGAACTCGGCACCACCCTGTTGCCGGTCTATGTCGGCGTGCTGCAAAAACTGGTGGGCGTACTCAAGGCACTCACCGGCGCTGCGCAACGTCACCCGGCGATCGCCAAGAGCATCGCCCTGATCGCCACCGGCTTCGGCATCCTGATGGTCGCCGCCGGCGGCGTGATGATCGCGCTGGGCGGCCTGATCGGTCAGTTCGCACTGCTGCGCTTCGCCATCGGGCGAGCCGGGCTGGGCTTGCTGGCACGCCGTGGCGCGGCCGGTGTGGCAGCGGGCGGCGAAGCAGCCGGTGCAGGCCTGTTCGCGCGCGTCGCGTTGCTCGGCCGATCGATCCTGCCGGCGATCATCGGTGGTGCCTCAGCGGCGGCTACCGCCCTCGCCGCGATCACGCTGCCGGTGTGGGCAATCATCGCCGCCGTGGTCGCACTGGCGGTGGCGGTGTGGAAATACTGGGGGCCGATCAAGGCGTGGTTCATCGGCTTCGGGCAGGGCATCCGCTCTGTGGTCGGGCCGGCGTTCGCCGAACTCGGCCAAGCGCTGGGGCCGCTCAAGCCCCTGTGGAACGGCATCGCCGGCGCGATCCAGTCGGTGTGGATTTGGATCAAGCAATTGTTCGCGCCGTTCCAGGCGACCACGGCCCAGCTCGATGCCGCCACCGACGCCGGCCGCACGTGGGGCCAGGCGATCGGCTACGCCATCAGCAGCGTCGTGACGTTGGTCAAGTGGCTGGTGCAGGCGATCGGCTGGACCTTCGGCAAGCTCAACGCGCTCGGCGAATGGATCGGCGACAAAGTCGCCGACGTGGTGGAGCTGTGGAAAAAGCACTGGGGCATCGTGTCGGTATTCATGGATGGCGTCGGCGATGCGATCAAGGCACCGTTCACCGCGGCCTTCCAGTGGATCAGCGACAAGATCGACGGCTTCATGGAGAAGTGGCGGGCGCTCAAAGCGGCGCTGCACATCGCAGGCGATCCGGTCGCCGCGGCCGGCATCCACTGGAACACCGGCGACGCCAGCGATAGCAAGCCGGGCGCGCGCTTCGCCATCGACAGCAAGCCACCGCTGCGCGCGGGCGGCGGCGGTTCGGTCACCAACCACAACCAGTACAGCGTCACGGTGCAGGCGATGCCGGGCCATGAAAAGGCCGCCGCCCGCGCGGCATCGGCCGAACTCGATCGCCGCGAACGTGCCAAGGCCGCCGCCGGCCGCAGCCGCCTCGGCGACACGGAGTAACCCCATGCTGATGTGCCTCGGTCAATTCGTGTTCCAGCTGCCGGATCTCGCGTACAGCGAATTGCAGCGCTCCACCGCGTGGCGGCATGCGTCGACCAGCCGCGTCGGTGCGCGGGCGGCGCTGCAGTTCATCGGCCCCGGCGACGACACCATCACGCTCACCGGCGTGCTGGCACCGGAAGTCGCCGGCAAACTGGAAAGCCTGGCCACCCTGCGCCGCATGGCCGATGCAGGCGACGCCTACGCCATGATCGACGGCGCCGGTCGCGTGTTCGGCGCCTGGGTGATCGAGTCGATGAGCGAGGGCGGCAGCGCGTTCACGCCCGACGGCATCGCACGGCGCACCGACTTCAGCATCAGCCTCAAGCGTAGCGACGACGCGCAGGTTTCCAGTGCGCCGCTGGGCAACAGCGCGACGCTGGCCACCATCGACAGCCACGGCGGCGCCACCGCCGGCATCGCATGACCAGTCGCAACCCACAGCCACGGTGGAAGGTCACGCTGGACGGTCGCGACCTCACCGCCACCCTGGTCCCGCGGCTCGTCGGCCTATCCGTCACCAGCTGCCGGCAGGACACTGCCGACCAGTTGGACATCACGCTCAGCGACCACGACGGCAAGCTGGCGCTGCCGCCCACCACCGCCACCCTGCGCGTGTGGCTGGGCTGGGATGACAGCGGCCTCACCGACAAAGGCAGCTTCGTCATCGATGAGCTGGAACACGCCGGCACGCCCGACGTGATCGTGATGCGCGGTCGCAGTGCCAACCTGCGCAGCGATCTGCGCCAGCAGCGCGAGCAGAGCTATCACGACACCACCGTCGGCGCGATCGTCAACCAGCTCGCCGGCCGCAACAAACTCACCCCGCGCTGTCACCCGGATCTGGCGACCCTGGCCATCGACCATATCGACCAGACCAACGAGAGCGACGTCAACTTCCTCACCCGGCTCGGCAAGCGCTACGACGCGGTGGCCACGATCAAGTCCGGATCGCTGATCTTCTGCCCGATCGGCCAGGGCACCACGGCCACCGGCCGGCCGCTGCCCAAGGTCACGCTGACCCGCGCTACCGGCGACCAGCACCGCTACCACGTCGCCGACCGCAACGCGTACAGCGGCATCCGCACGCTGTACGACGACACGCACAGTGGCAAGACCAAGGATGTGCTGGTGGGCATCGACGATGGCAAAGGCGTCAAGACCCTGCGCACCACCTACGCGACCAAGAGCAACGCCATGCGCGCCGCGCGCAGCGAGTACAAGCGGCTGTTGCGCGGCACCGTCACCTTCCACTACACGCTCGCCCACGGCCGCGCGGATCTATACCCCGAGATGCACGTCAGCGTGCGCGGCTTCAAGCCGCAGATCGATGCGGTGGACTGGATCATCGTCAAGGCCGAGCACCTGCTCGGTGATTCCGGCTACATCACACAGCTGGAACTTGAGCACCGCGACGCTAAGACCCCGCCAGACAGTGGCGGCGGCGAATAGCCGACCCTGTGGCGCCACCGACGCGCGAACGCGTTGAACGACTCAGGCGCTGGCCAGCGCCTGTTGGTGGGCCAGTATCGCGGCGTCGGCCGTAGCCTCGTCCAGTTCGCTCCAGACGTAGTACAGCGGTGAATCCTCGGCCACCTTGCCGCCGACCTCGATCCAACGCACCAGCAGATATTCGAGGTATGCACCCTCGTGGTGGGTGATCACACGTGGCGTCGACGACTTGATCGGGTGAATCTCGCCAGCGCGTGGGCCACCGATGAAATGCGCGTCCCTGCTTTGACCGTCTGCTCTGTGCTTATCCATCCCGTTTCCTAGTGCTGTTTGATGGCCCGCGTTTGTCACCGCTGACTATCTTTTTCGGGTAGCAACCCACTCCGCGTACTCCGGTATCGAACGCGTCAGCTGACCTTCCAGCCAAGCCTGGTCGTCGGCGCTGCGGGTGGTGGCCCAGTGCGCAAGAAAGGCGGTCATGCGCTGCAAGCGCGGGTCGGCGGCGTCACCGTCGTGCACACGGTAATCGGCATCGGCGCCGGTCAGGGTGCCCAGTCCGAGCAGAAGCCAGTCCAGGCTGACACCCTTGCGTTGTGCGAGTTTCACGCACTCCTCGAACGGCACGGTGTTGCGATTGCGCCAGCCGCCGGCCGTGCTCTTGCCGAGCCCACAGTAGGCGCTGAGCGCGATGTCCGTGCTGACGCCGGCCGCTATATGCATGCGATCGATGATCGCCCCCGCGCTCAGTTCGGCCATGGTCTCTCCTGCGTTTTGCAAAATTCCCGCATTTTGCTTCTTGTATTCTCGCGTTTTGCGAGTATTCTGCGAATTGTGTGACACATTCAGGCCACTGTAACCCATGCCGAGCATACGCAAATCCCCTGTCAGCTACGCCCCGAGAGGCGTAACGAAAAAAGCCATCGCGCTACGGCTGCTCGCCCCCGAGCTGGCCAAACACGAATCCCTGGCGGAACAGAACGGCAAGTCCAGCGCCTCGTTCGCCCGCCAGATGTACCTGCGCGGCGTCAAAAGCTACCAGCGGGCCGCGGCTATTCCTCTCGCGGCTTGCGGCATGAATACGACCACGGGAGTGAATCGAGCATGACTCATGCAGCGCAACATCCTTCGTCCATGCATCGCGAGAGCCGCTTCCGCGTGCGTTGCCCGCACTGCGACAGCTTCGCCCGCGCCCGCAGCAGCAAGCAGCTCACCACCATCTACCGCGAGGTGCGCTTCGAGTGCACCAACGATGCCTGCGGCCACGTCTGGCTGGCCGGGCTGGAAACGCTGCGCACCTTGTGCCCCAGCGAGCAGCCGAATCCCGAGATCCATATCCCGCACGCCGTCGCCGTCCCGGTGATGAGCGCCGAACCCGCCGCGCCTGTCGCTGCCGCTGGCTAAGCCGGCACCACCCACCTGTCCACGGAGAGAGAACCATGGCCCCACCCAACCTTCACGAGGTAGCGATCGGCTACCTGCTCGCGCACCAGGCCGAGCACCTGTCCCCTGAGCGCCACCTGCTGGTGGCCCGCTGCGCCGATCACCTGCAGAACTACGGCGTCAGCACCGACACCGCCACCGTCATCACCCTGCAGGCGTTCGGCGAGATCCACGCACGCGGCAACAGCGCCCACGTCGACCTCACCAAGACCACCAGCTACGCCGTGTTCGTGGTCGATCCGGTCAGCAAGCAGGGCGCGTTCTTCTCTGCCGCCGACCTGGTGCGCATCGCCCGTGAGCAGGCCGTCCAGCTCGCCGCTCACGTCGCCACCAAGCACTGAAGGGCAACCCCATGTTCCTGACCGTACCCGGCGACGTCGTCGCCATGCCCCGTCGTTGCCGCTGCGAGCACTGCCGTGGCGCTACCGACGTCATGGCCACGGCCCAACGCGGCGAACTGGCCAACGCCGTACAGCTGCTGCCGGTGCCGTGTTTTGAGGACTCATGCGCGGGGGTGTGGCTGTTCCGCGCCATTACCGTCGGCAGCGTCGCCCTGGCGGCGGGGCAGTTCGAGTGGCTGGCATGAATACCGTCGTCAACCTCGATAGCCGACGCCACGCCGCCGCGCCGGCACCCGCGATGCTGCCGTTGATCGACCTCGATCGCATCGTGCGCATGCCCGAGGCGATACGTCGCAGCGGCCTGTCCCGCGCCACCATCTACCGGCGCATGCCGGTCGGCGGATTCCCGGCGGCGGTGTCGCTGGGCGGCAAGGCCGTCGGCTTCCGCGAGAGCGAGATCTGCGCATGGATCGCATCGCGCGGGCAGGGCGGTGCGGCATGACGCTGCCCGAGCCGAAAGCCTGCACCACCTGTGCGAGCTGCACCTTCGTTCGGGGCATGTTCCTGTGCACCTTGCCGCCGGATTGTTTCGACCTGCGCGACGACAACGGTGATCCTTACGAGCCGGTCGGCGAATGGGTCGGCATGGACTGCGACCGTGCACGGAAGCAGGGCGAACTGTGCGGCCCCGCCGGCAAACTGTGGGAGCCGGCCAGCGCATGAATCCCTCCCTCCACGCCGACGTCACCCGCCTGCTGCTGCAGGAGTTCGACCTCAAGGAAAAAGGCACCTGGCTGCGCGAAGGCCGCTGCCCGAACTGCCAGAAAAAAGAGCTGTACACCAACGCCGAGCACCCGTGGGTGATCAAGTGCGGACGCGAGAGCAAGTGCGCGTGGGAGCGTCACGTCAAGGATCTGTATTCCGATCTGTTCGAGAACTGGTCGGATCGCTACAAGGTCACCGAGACCAACCCGCACGCCTCGGCCGACGCGTACCTCACGCACATGCGCGGCTTCGAGATTGCGAAGCTGCGCGGCAGCTACACGCAGGAGAGCTACGTCGATCGCGAGCTGGACGCCAGCACGGCGACGGTACGTTTCCCGCTGCCCGGCGGCGGCTACTGGGAGCGCCTGATCGACAAGCCGCAGCGGTTCGGCAAGAAGAAGGCTCGCTTCAATTACGGCAGCAAGCATGCCGGCCACTGGTGGACACCGCCCGGCCTCGATCTGTCGACCGTCGAGGAAGTGTGGCTGGTTGAGGGCATCTTCGACGCGATCGCGTTGTGGCTGCACGGCGTGGCGGCAGTGGCCCTGCTCAGTTGCAACAACTGGCCGGAGCATGCACTGGCTGAGCTGTCCAAGCAGCGCGCCGGCGATCGCCCGGCGCTGGTGTGGGCGCTCGACACCGACGGTACCGACGGCGACGGCGCTGGCCAGCGTTACATCCGCAAGTGGGTCAAGCAGGCGCGCACACTGGCGTGGGATTGCAAGGCCGCTCAGATCAAGCAGGACGGTCGCAGCAAGATCGACTGGAACGACCTGCACCAGCGCGACCGCCTGTCCGTGGCCGACCGTAAGGGCTACCTGCACGAAGGCGCCTTGCTGATCGCCCGCACCGCCAGCGCGAAAGCCATGCTGATCTACAAAGAGGCGGGCCGCTCGCAGTTCCCGTTCGAGTTTGGCAACCGGCTGTATTGGTTCCAGCTCGACTTCAAGAAATACGCCAAGGTGCGGGAGGAGCTGCAGGACAAGGATAAAGGCCTCGACGAGGACGAGATCAAGGAACAGGCGCTGGCCGAGTGCAACGCGGTCCACCAGATCTGCACCGGCTACCCGCGCGTGCTGTATTTCCAGCGCAACGACATCACCGACGAGAGCTGGTACTACTTCCGCGTCAATCGGCCAGGCGATCAGCCGGCGGTGAAAAACACCTTCACCGGCAGCCAGATCATGGCGGCTGCCGAGTTCGGCAAGCGCATGGCCAGCATCGCGGCTGGCTGCTTTTTCACCGGCACGTCCGAGCAGCTGATGCACCTGCTGCGCGACCAGACGCCGGAGACCGGCATCAAGCACGTCGAGACGATGGACTTCATCGGCTATAGCAAGGATCACGGCGCCTACGTGTTCGGCGACGTCGCGGTGAAGGACGGCAACCTCTACGAGCTCAACGCCGAGGACTACTTCGAGATCGGCCGGCTCAACATCAAGAGCTTGCTGCAGTCGATGCGCCTGCAGATCAACACCGCCAGCGCGGACTACTCCGACGCGTGGTTCGGCCACCTGTGGACCGCGTTCGGTGTGAAGGGCGTGATCTCGCTGGCGTTCTGGCTGGGCAGCCTGTTCGCCGAGCAGATCCGTACTACCGACAAGTCGTTCCCGTTCCTTGAGCTGATCGGCGAGGCCGGCTCCGGCAAGTCCACTCTGATCGAGTTCCTGTGGAAGCTATGCGGCCGCCCGGATCACGAAGGCATGGATCCGACCAAGTCCACGCTCGCCGGTCGCACGCGCACGTTCGGCCAGGTCGGCAACTTGCCGATGGTGATGATCGAGGCCGACCGCAGCGCCGGCAACGACCGCATGAACGTCAAGCAGTTCGACTGGGACGAACTGAAAACACTCTACAACGGCCGCATCGGCCGTGCCCGCGGCCACAAGAGCGCCGGCAACGAAACCTACGAGCCGCCGTTCCGCGGCACCGTGGTGATCAGCCAGAACGCGGTGGTGGACGCCAGCGACGCAGTGCTGCAGCGCATCGTGCACATCAACCTCGACAAGAGCGGCCACACGATCGAGGGCGGCATCGCCGGCAAGGCGCTGGAAACCGTGCCGGTGGAGAACGTCAGCGGCTTCATTCTGGCGGCGGTGCGGCGTGAGAAGAAGATCATGGCCACGCTGGCGGAGTTCACGCCGATCTACGAGGCGATGTTCAAGGGCCACCCCAACCTCAAGAGCGTGCGCATCTGCAAGAACCACGCGCAGGTGATGGCGATGATCGACGCGCTCGACCACGTCGTGCCGATCTCTGCCGACCAGAAGCGCCAGGCGTTCGACGCGCTGATGGACATGGCCGTCGCCCGCCAGTACGCGATCAACGCCGACCACCCGACCGTGACCGAGTTCTGGGAGAAGTTCGACCACCTCAACGACACCGACGGCGTCGAGAAGCTCAACCACAGCCGCAACGACGATCTGATCGCGGTGAGTCTGCCGGAGTTCCAGGAGCGCGCCGCGCGGCACGGCCTGCGCGTGCCCGAATACAACGACCTCAAGCGGCTGCTGCCCGAGAGCCGCGCCCGCAAATTCCTCAGCTACAAGACCGTCAACAGCATCCTCGTCGACAGCGGCGTGGATGGCGTGGGCAAGTCGGTCAAGTGCTGGGTTTTCCGCCGCGGAGGTACGGCATCAAGCAAGAACGACTGAAAGAGAGAATCATGGCCAAGACGAGTTAAGCGGCGCTCACAAATGTAACGCGAATAATATTTTCATCACCAGAAATTTGCCCAAAGAATTCGCAGCGAAGCATGTATTTTCCAGAAGGAAGCGATACTGCGACTGAGTCCGATATGCTGGCTAACTCAATATTCCCATCTGACGGAGATTCAAATGGTACTTCAATGGTCCGGATAGCATCTTCCGCAACAGGAGGCATTTCATCTTTCAATGCCACCTTAATAAGGTGTACGCCATCTTCTACAAGAGTGCGAAATGAAACGCTATTTCTTCGCCAAGCAAACCCCTGCGAAATTTGATGATCATTCCAATCATTGAATGGCTGATCAAGGTGACTCGCAAAAATTGCAAATTGGCAGAATGATACGTAGAGCTTATAAGACTTCTCGTTCATCT